CTGGAGCACCTGTGTCTTTTCTTGTGATGGTAAGCTGTGCATTCTCTTTGTACTCTTGCAAGTTTAACAGGATTTTCAATTTGCTCAAATTGGGCATACCAAAATTGCCAATAAAATCCGCCACCGGCGCAGCAAATGCCCCTTCTACTACTACACTGCGATCTTCAGCCAAGCCGTTGATCACTGTGCTTTTGTCGTCTCCGGTGATTTTGACCAGGTCAATTACGCCCAGGTCGTGTGTGTGTTCTACTAAGTCTAATAAATGATCTCTCATGTGCATCTCCTTTGATTAAATTGTACAGTGTTTATTTAGATTTTGCAACTATTTTGGTATAACTTTTGCCAAAGTCTGGCCGCCACGCAAGGAAGTAAATTCCCCGGGTTTTCGTAATTCCAACCAAGTAGTGGGCCCTTGATCAGTCCATGAAAATACAATTTCAAATCCCAAACTTTGTGCCAACTCTCTAACCAAGTATCCTGGAGTGTAACAACAAAAATGTTGTTCGACCAAGATGACTCCTTTGTCACGATCACAATCGTTAAAGGTCAAGGCCAGCACACCCCCGTGTCTGAGTTTTTGATAGATTTCTGACAAATATTTTCTAATCACTTCAAACGGTCTAAAATTAAAAAAATTATAGGCAAGTACGAAGCCAAATTGTCCATTGGGTAATTTAGCTAAAATTTCGTGATCTTGTCGTTCATTGATAGTATAAGGTCTTAATCTTCCTTGGTATTGTTCATTGAACAGGTTCATGGCTGGTGCCAACAGATCGTGATTTTCATCCACTAGATACAAAGGGTCTGATGCCAGGAGTTCATTTATGTAGGTTTCTTGCCCTGGACGTATGATCATGGCTGGGTGTTGCCAGCTGTTGTATCTCACTATGCGAGTGCGATAAAACTGTTCAGTTTCTGAGGTTATTCCAGGACGACGATTTAGAATATATTCTGTAGTTTCATAGATCATCTCTTTTTCGTATAATCTGTAACTTTCTTGGAACCAAGGTTTTTCGCTGTCAGCTATCAATTGGGCGAGTTGAGACTTTAATTCAGTCAAATCTTTTTCGAATGCGTCAAAGGCCAGTTGTATGCCTTGTCGTTGTTGTTGCAAAATATGAGAAAAATCAGCTAATTGGATGTTTTGTGTATCTACTAAATGAGTAACTTTTTCTATCTCTTGGTCGGCGGTTTGCCCAACAGGAACCGCCGACATGGCGTCAAGTTGACAACGATAATTAACTAGAGTACTTAGTTTCATATCACCACTCAAACAAGGTCTGGAATGTGTTTTCTGTGTTAGTGGCCGAAGCTAGATCCCAACCTAACACGCCCAACAAGTTGTCGATCTTTTGATCTACCACTGTGGCTTCCATCTCTGTGTCATCAAAAGGCAGTTCTTTAAACCAAACAGGCAAGTTGGTTTCGTCTGTGGGATAACCTATGCTGGTCCATCCCAAAGGATTGGATTTCAACTTGCACACAATGGTCTTCATGCCATCTACAATTTGCATCGAATACTTGTCTGAATTCATCTTGCGTAGATTGTTCCAGTTGATGGCTGCACGCACATGGCCTGGCATGTTGGCTCGGCCCTGGCGTTCTTCTTCCTTGGCATACTTGGTCAAGTTGTTGACACGCTTGGGCGATCCTTTCTCCCAACCTGGCCGCTCTTTGAACGCATACTTGAATTCACGGATCTTTTCAATGATCTGCTCGCGTGTCTTACCGGTCAGCACATCGTTCAAGATTTCACTGAGGAAGTCCTGGATAACCTTGGGTGTATCTGACCGTTTGAGATCCAAGCCCATGGCCTTGACTTTTCCGGGCTCACCGTGTGTGTCCACACGCTTGTTTTCCTTGTCATAATACATGACAGCATAACGCTTCTTGGTTATAAACAATCCCTTCGAAGCCACAATCTCTCTACCACCACGTATGACTTCGCCCATGGCTCTGGGCACATGGAATGCCTGTTCCATGAATCCTGGAAAACTTTCATTGACCTGATCAGCGATGCTGTTGTAGAGTTGTACAGCAATCTCTCGGCTCCAGGTCATGTTGCCAGCTTCAATCTCGGGTTTAAGCACAGGATAAGCAGTAAAGTAACAACTGTCTGTGTCACCATAGATAATGGCCTCGCCCACGTGATCATATGTACCTGTAATGCATTCATTGACGTAGGCATCCATGTGTCGAGCAATGGCACGACCTGTGAGTGTGGTACTTTGTCCAATGCGTTTGTCAAAGAATCTGCAACCAGGATTCAAAATAGCACCATACAGGCTGTTCAAGTTAATTTTTTTAACCAACTGACGTTTGTCCCAGTATTCTTCATCTTCTGGATTGGTACAATCTTTTAGTCGGGCCTGCATGTCTTTACGTTCAGCATACCACCGCTTGAGCAAACCAGGAATAACTGCTTCACGCTCGTAGGTAAAGATTGTGCCATTGGCAGTGATCATCCAAGGCTGATTGCTGTCAAAGATCATGCGCCAAACATCAGCGGCACTGTGTACACTCTCTTCACCGTCCTGCCAGTCTATAGTGATCTCTGTGCCCGGTTTTTGTTCCATCACAGCAGTGTATTCCAGACTGCCAAATACACCTTCCCATGCAGCCGCAAAACTACTGCCAGATCGCATCTTGTCTGCAATGTAGCGTTCGGTCATGATGGGTCTGAGTTGTCCTACAATGGTCTCGGGTCCCATATTAAGTGCTCGAATGGCACTGGGATACAAACTGTTGATGTCTATGCTGCCCACATACTCGTGTATGCCTTTGCGTGGGTACGCAACATAAGCACCTGCGGCTTGGGTGTCCTCGTCACTGTAGCGTTCTTTGCGATTGGGCACCACAAGTCCACGTTCATGCGCTTCGTTGATGATGGCTTGTTCAGTCACAGCCACAGCTCCCATGGTGGTCTGTAGCAACACAGTATTCTCATGTGCTAGTGTATTGGCCAAGTCCAAGAACTTTAACTTCTTGTCTAACTGTGCCAAACCATTTACGTCTTGTCGGTTATACTCAATAAACTTCTTGAAGTTTTGATTGTACAGGGCATCTAATGTGCCTTCAAACTTGGTCTTGCCCTCTAGACCCTCGTATTCCAGTATGGCATCAAGACTGTAGCTGTGGCGCTCTTCATAGGTGTATTTTCTATACAACTGCATATAGTCCATGTGTACACGACCAATCAAGTCATAGGTCTGACTCTCATTGCCAAAGCGTTCAAAGGTCCTGCCCTTGGGATACTGGTTCCACAAACAGAATCTGCGTGTGTCATCTTTTGATAACACACGAGTCACACGGTTCACGGTGTAAGGGATATCATATCCCTCACTGTTCCAACCGCTCAAGGCATCAGCATCTTGTATGATATCCAGGAAATGATTCAGCATGTCTTCTTCACGCTCACACAAAAAAGTATCCGGAAACTCAACACAGATTTCCTGTGCTGTTTCCCAGGTCATGTGCTTGGGCGGCACTACTAGTGTGATCAAGCGGTCAACCCATCCTAGATAAACTGATATAGCCGTGATGGGATTGAATGGATCTTCGGGTGGGCTGAATCCACGATCAGTATCAAAGTCTACTTCAATGTCAAAGAACGCTACATTTAGTTTAGGACCATCTTGTCCTTTGTAGTTTTCTTCTAGACAACGGAATATAGGATTGATGTCGGATTCGTACAGTTGCTTACCGCTCTGTATGCGAATTTCTTTGCGGAACTCTTTGTTGTTTCTTGTGCTGAAGCGGCTTACTGCGTTGCCGTAGATACTGGTAAACTTGCCGCGGGGATCATCGTAGTAGAATGTGTAGTTGGGTGCGTATTCTTGATAGCGACGTTCGCCATCTCTACGCTCAACTACATGTATGCGATCGTGTTCACGATCAAAAAGTGCATCGATATAACTCAAATTTTCCTCCACTTATGGCTGGTTGGCCATGATTCATGTTCGTAACGTGAACGACTCGCTGTTGTTAAAACAGTACTTATAGAGTTTTTCCTACCGTGGTCAAGATTTGTTCCAGCAACTCGTGATCCTGTTGTTCACGACCAAATTCTGCCTTGTGTGCCAAGCGTATGGCTTTCTTGAGCACATTGGGTTTGATTTCAAGTTCTTCAGCAATGGCTTTAACAGTGTCGTTGAGACCACCAGTAAGAGTTTCAATTTCGTGCATGACCTGCATGCCTTCATTGATGACTTGATTGAGTTTCTTGGTTTGTTCTGCGTTGAAGTTTTTGGTTGACATTGTATTTCTCCTTGATGTCTTATTATACATTGTTTTTGACTATAGTCAATATGCGATCAGCCCATTTTTGGTGACATTGTTCAGAATGATGCATGTTATCCGTGGCTAGCGAATCAAAATGCCAGGTCTGGCCAGGTGTCTTTTCATCTAGATGCAGTCGTATTCCAAAATCCATCAAATACTGTGCTGGCTTGACCACATCGCTGTCTAAGCTCTCTAAACAAATGTTGATCAACTTGGTATGGCAACTTCGGTTCAAGTCAATCACTGCTTGTTGCCATTCGGATATAAAACTTTCAGGACACAGTCGTAATCTCTGAGCAAAATCTTCATCCATGGAATTAACATTGTAAAATCTTGGCTGTTGATTGATGATCTTCATGCTCCGGTAAGGATTAGGCCACTGTACAACAACCAACGTGGGCCGAGTTTGAGTTTGTGCTAGCCAATCTATTAAAACATCTGCTACATATCGAGCACAGGCACTATTACGTGCCAGATTAGTTAGATCAAGGTTCAATTGCCGAGACAACACGTTTGCCCAGCTGTGATTGATATCTATACCCACGCCTGCAGTATGACTGCAACCTGCTACCAACATGTATGCATCAGAGTTCATGCTATTAATTAGCTCACTTTTGACGCAGCGGTAGCGAATCGCATTGCCAGCCCAGCAGCCGGGCATTCGGTCCTAAGGCCAAATCCTATTTGCGTCCGATGACCATGTAGCGTGTATATTCAGTTTCAGGATCACGCAGTTGCATACGTCCGTGATACAGCACTTGACTCAAGGGAAAACGGTCCACTATGTCTTGTGTGCTTTCAAAACTGCGATTGACATCATGATCACGGCCTTGCATGACCACAAGAGTACCATCGGGTATGTTCAAAAACCATGCTCGTCCCTGCATGTCTGTAAGGCTGGTATTGATCACACAACCCTGTTCTCCTAGCTGTCTGTAATCTAACTTGTTGCTGTCAGACAACATGTAGTCAATATTGCCAGCGCCCACACGATCCAATATTTTTTTACTGACTGTTAAAAATTCTTTATTTTTCTCTACCAAGATGATCTTGTCAGCACTGATTCTTTGTTCTAGAGTCATGTACAAGGCCAAGTTGCCATACCATGATCCCAGCATGTAGATCGCACTGAAATCTCGTTGTATTCGTTCTAATTCACTCAACAGCCAGACCTTGCTGGCTGTGAGATCACGAGTCATACTGCCAGCCAGGCTGTAGCCACTTGACTCGTCTAGATTACGCTGGTGCGTATGGAAGTCTTGGAGTATCACTGCCGTCGTCCTCGGGATATACTGGATAATCGTTCATTTGCCTGCCTTGTGTAATGCTGCACCATTGTTAAAACTAGGGCTCCAGGAGTTGGGGATTTTGGCGCCAGCTCGTGCCTTTGACCATTCATATCCAGCACGATGTCCGCTACAATCTTTGGTGCATGGACTGCCTAGAAAACTTAGTTCATCTAATTCTTTTTTTTTGTCAGTGACTGGACCGCCTTCAACCCAGGCATCGCAGGTGCGCTTGGCTGCACATTTGAATTTTAAGAATTTGCAGTAGCCCAATTGCCCGGCATCGATGGTATCATGTGGATCCGAACCTGGTTCTGAGCCAATGCCTTTGGCTATACACGCCAACATGTCTTCGCTGATGTCAAAAGCTGCGCAGTTGCCACAGCGATTGGCTTTGACTGATTGTATGTCATCGGTGTTCCACTTGTCTGCTAATTCGGTCCAGTATTCTTCGTTGGGCTCGTTGGGATTCAAGGGACCATAGTGGTATTCGTCTATGGCCTTTTGGCGATTACGAAGGTTGAGGTCAATGCTTTGTGTGGCTGGAGGACAACCTGATTCCACTGCTTCGATCAAGTTTATAAACTGTCTCATCCGCGCACCATGGCTTTCAACTTGGCCAAGGCTGCGTGGAAACTTTCTGCCACGATAGTAATCCATTCTTTGGTTTCGGGATGTTTTAGTCTGTATTCACTCATTTTTTCTTTCCTTTGTTGCCCCAGTTGGCGGCACCTTTTTTACGACATTGGACAAGGGCACCCGATGCGTAAGCACTGGGCCAGACCTTGTAACGGCTTTTTACTTTATTGTAGCAGGCGTCTTGTTTTTCATCTAGTTCTTTTTTTTCTTTTCTTTGTTGATTGATTTTCTTATAGTCTGGTCCAGTTAATTTTCTTAAATCTTCTGGACTTAGTTTTTTGTGCCAATCCTTGTCGTGATAAGGTTGAGGTCTTTTTACATTTGCTTCTTTTACTTTTGTTGCCACATTTTTTGCTGGGCCACGGCGTTCGGGATTGGGATCTTCTCTGCGCTTCTTGGCAGCGGCACTGGCACGACCCTTTTTGCCTAGAGCGTGTGCTTTGCTTTGTGGTAGACATTTTGGCTTGCCTTCTTTGCTGGATCCTCGGGCACAGTCACCACGGATCTTGCCGTCGGGACCAAAACGCACCCACTTTTCTTTGAACCACTTCTTTAAATCTTCTTCTATGGCTTCTAAAGAATTTGTAGGATGTGGCTCTTGATCTCCGCCCATCTTGTTGGCCAGATCGTGAGCTTTCAATGCATATTCAAAATCTAAACGTGTAAGACCATTGACATCATGCGTGGTCACTTCCACAGTGACCTGAGCGTTGTTCAAGGTAATTACACCGTTGTGATCCATGCGCTCGCCCATGAGCTTGATGGCTTGTACAAATTCCAAGGCTGTGTCGTCATCTGCAAAATTATAAGCAGTCTTTAGAGCTCGATGATTTAATATTTGCCAAGTGGGAATAAATTCATGATGCAGTCGATCTAGTGCATTGTTGTTAGGGCTAAAGTTGTCTGCATCTTTGCGCAAGTCATTCTCACTCACCGGCACACAGTTGGGCACTTGACGACCACCCTTGTTTTTCATACCGGCCTGGCGATAACCCGTCCAGCAGGCTTCGAGAATTTCAGTGTATCTCACGGTGTTACTCCAAGTATTTGTTCTACTTGACGCACCCAACCTGACACGTCACTGCTTCCAATCTCGTCCACATCGCCCACATCGTAGGCCACTTCTTCTATGGCCTGCACTACTTTGTCTAGGCCAAATTTAACAATGAGATCAGTGTGTGCTACCAACATTCTGCGCATGATGGCCATTTCCACGGCTTCACCACTGTCGCTGTTTTCACGGACCAGACGTTGTTGAATACTGAGCCAGCCTTCTTGTTCTGCTTGATTTTCTAATTTGCGTATTTCTGCTTTTATGATTTGTTTGTTGGCTGGATTTGGATCTATTTCCATCTTGCGTAATAAAGCAGCACGTGCATCTAGAAAGTCATCTCTGGTTTTTATTTCTTTGGCTTCAGTAGCCGGACGACGAACCGGTTCTCCTGGACCATATTCTGGGGCTTCGGGTTCTGGAGAAACTGGAGGTTGTCCTTTAATGCGTTTCCAGATACGGATAATGTTGCTGTGGTTGAGTTCTTCTGGACGACCACTGATACCACGCAGGATGTTGCGTAGTTCTTGGCGGACTTCCTCTTCGGTGCCAGCTCGTGTGATTTTTTTGGCTGTTTGTACTGTACGTCCAATGTCCTGTCCGGTTTTCAATACTTGTTGTGCAGAAGTCTGTTGGGGTGCTGTGGCACACCCGCTCAAACTTCCGCCGGTCAACAAACAGGCTATCACAGCCGTGGCACCGGCAGTATCTTTGATGCCTTCCAGTAGTTGTTCATCACTTTCCTGGACTTTCTTGGCCTTGCTGGGTGCTATGGTCACAGTTTGTTTGCGACCTTGACGTTCAAGATTGGCCTCAACCTTTGTTGCTACAGCACGAGCATGCTCGTAACTGAAATTGCCCTTCCATTCACGTCCGTCGATGTAGACTGAATATGCGGTAGGGTTGCCCTGATCACTCCAGCCTTCTTCCATGTTGCCTTCAAAGGGCAGGAACCAGAACCAGTTTTGGAAACCACCAGGGTTGGTGTCATATTCCATGTGCGCACGATTTCTAGCCGTGGACATCATGCGTTTGAATTCGCCTTCGGCACCGTGCAGTTCGGCAATGTTTTCTAATTCGTCATAGAGTTGTCCAGCCAGGAAACTGTCGCGATGACGTTCGATCTTAGGAGCCAGTTTATGATATGCTTTGGCCCATAGTGGTCGAACATCTGTGACAGTTTCCTGCATGAGATCTTGCCAGTGTTGCTTGGGACCTATACCACCACCATGTTCTTTTATCTTTGACTCGGCTGCTTTTCTCATACTGACCGGAGCTGGCTCTGGCTCTGGCTCTGGCCTTATAGTTTTTAATGGTACCACATTAGAAAAACCTCCAAGTTGCCGTGCCATGGCTGCCACAGCAGGCGAAGTGCCAGTGGCCTTGGGCGCAACCACTGGTTCTTGTTGTGTGTCTGGCACTGCTGTGAGTTTAGATTTTGCATCTGCTGGAGCATTGGGAATGATGTCTATGACTCTGGTCTGCACACGGCCTGGTTCCGCTGTTTTGCCACGTGTGGATTTTTTAGCGCCAGTCATTTGATTCACAGTTTGTGCCAGTCCGGCATTGGTGCTTTGGACTTGATCCAGTTGTTTTTCCAAAGAATCGTTTTCTTTGTCAAGATTGTTGATTTCGCGACCTTGTTCTTGATCCAAGGCTACAAGCTGTTTGAGCAAGGCATCTTGTTTTTCGTTGGCTCCGCGTATGGCCGACAACTGTTGCTGACTGCGTTCGGTTGAATCAATTTCAGCACGGGCCACAGCTTCTATGTCGCTACGGGCTGCTGGATACTGGGCACGGAGTTTTTGAAGTTCTCTGGCTACTTTGACGTCGCCAGCGTCTAGATCATTGCCGTCTGACTTTTTTTTTTCTTGCCACGGCAGCTCGCCCTGTGTGGGTATGCCAGGCAAAGACGGTTGTACCTGTTGTGGGGTCCATCCCAGTTGTTTAAGAACTTTTAAAGTTTCGTCGCCACTGGGCAACACACGATAGATAAAATAGTTTTTGGCCTGATCGTTCTCTAGGCCATCATAATAATCACTGATCAGATCAAGACCCTTTTGATCTAATTTGAAATTTTCTTCAGGACGTATAAATTCCAGACTCACTGTGGGAATGTTGCCCATGTTGGCCTTGACCAGGCGTTGGAAATTGGCCACACCTAGAGCACGTGGATTTACTTCTTGTTGTTCGCCCATGGGCTCAGGCTTACCTTTGATAAAAGCCTTGAGGCCAGCGCCCACATTGGCCAAGGGACCTTTTTTGGTCTGTTGTGCCAGTTTGGCCATTTTTTGTCGGGGGTCCTGTATGTCGCCGATGCCTTTGGTTTGCTGTGTTTGTGATTGAGCAGGTTGTTCTGCTTCTTTCATGCCACGCACACTGAGAATCTCCGTGCGTTCATCGTTGTATTGTTTGATACGTCCATCTATGGCACGTTGCATTTCAGCATCTTTGGTCTTGGCCCGTGCTTGTTTTAGATAATCAATCTTTTCACCAAGTTTTTTGAGGCGAGCATACTCTGCATCATCCACTGCACCTTCGTGCAAGCGTTTTTCAAATTTTGAATCAAATAAATCTAGGCTTAACATTATTCTTCGTCCAGGTAATCTTGTGACTCGTCACGTTTGCGTTGACGAGCTAGAAACATTTCAACGGCCATTTGGGCCTGATCTAAATTTTTAAAACGTGTGGGCAGGCAACGACTACCTCGCCGTACTTCAAATCCATCACGCTCGTTGCCGTGCATTTCATATATGCCACATTCAGTGGTCATGGTTTTTACTGGAGCTGATTCTACTTGCGGGTCCGGACGATCATAAGGACTTTCGCCGCTTTGATAAGCATAATCACTGGGCAAGTCTGCCTGATCATCGTCAGAATCTGTAGATACTGGATGATCCTTGGCTTTGAGACCCTGATCTTTATTTTCTTTGTTTTTGAGATCTGTGTCTTCTTGTTTTTTGTCTTTGATGTCGCTGTCTTTGATTTCTTCTTCTACATTTTTGATAAAATCTTTAAAACTATTTTTGACTTTTTCCAACACATCTTCGGCCACGTCGGCCTCTAAAACTGATTCTTTGCGTTCTACACTTTCATCGCTGCCTACCAATTTGCCTGCCATAGGATTCTTGGGATCTCGTTTGGCAGTGAGCACTGCTACAGTTTTTGGTTTGAATGTGGCCGACAGTTGATTTACACTGCGTTGGTTTTTGTCCAGACCTTCTTCTAAGATACGGAGACGTTCAACAATGCTGTAGATGTCGTTATGGTCTTGTGCCACGGTTCATGCCCTTTGATCCTTTAGCAAACTCTTTAATTGCCAGGCATACTTGCCATGCTGGCTTTGACGTTCAGCAGCAAAGTTGGCCACGTCTTCACGGCCCACTTCGGTAGCTTGGTCAAACAAGTTTTTGCTCAGATCCTTCATGGTCTGAGTATCTGCTAATAATTCTTCAATCATGAGTCGGGCACGGGGAACTTTGGTTTGTCCCTGTATAAGGCTCAGTTCCTGGAAGCGTTCAAAGCTACCAGGTGCATATTCTTCTTCGGTACGGATGTATTCGGCTGTGGGATCTATGGCTGTAAATGCATCTTCATAGATTTTGCTAAAAAGTTTGTGCAATGATACAAAATCAGGCCCTTCTACATTCCAATGGAAGTAGTGTGCCTTCAAATAGTAAGCAAATGTCGTTGCTAAAAACTGTTTTAATGCGTCACTTAACACGGTTTTTTCCCTTTAACTTTTTCATCCACGCAGGTGTGTTTGGCGTAGGATCCGTGCTGTATTTACCTAAAAGCAAGGATCCACTATTTCTTGTGATTACACCGCCCATGGGTTGGGATACGGTAGCGATACTGCCTGAACCTGTGGCTCCTGCTGTGGCATTTTCTGCTATGAATTCACTGGCTCTCATCTAAAATCCTTAATAGATCGTTGTTTTTAATCTTGCCTGGACCATATTCAACACGTACATTTTTTACTTGTAAAGTGGCCAGATGCGGTGGCACCAATTCCCACCTTAGATGATACTTTCCTGGCTCGGCTTCGATCTGTAAAATTTCTTCAAGATAGCAATCAGTCCAGCGCCAGGTACGTTCAGCAAACAACTCGTCATTGACATACACACGATAGTCAGGATTTAACCCTTCCCAATCACAATATACATCAGCCAGCACTCGCACAAATTTCTTGCTCATGCTGTATTTAGTGGGCTATTTGACTTCTCGTACTGACCCTACATGCCACTCGTCCACACCATACTGTGCTCGCATGAGTCTACGTGCTTCGGTGGCATTAGGAGCGGTCACAGTCACGTCAATATAGCCCACATAGTCACGCTGTTGTATGCGTACCGGAGCAGTCCACAGTTTATATTTGGGATAAATGTCCTTGGCTTTCATTGGCCTCTCCATTGTGCTATCATAGTGCTGGGTGTGTCATAACTGTATAAAGCCACTCCACGCTGACCGCTGCGCATGCTACGACTACCAGGAGCAACAGGGAAGGTGTACCACACATACTGTTTGTTTTGTCCCAGTATTTCATTACCAGATCTTTGTTTATATTCACTGCGACGTACTTTGGTCACTCCGCGTATTTCTACTCCGGGTATTTGATTTAGTTTTAGCCACATGGCCTGACCGTGTCGGGTCTGTGTTTTACCAGCTCGGAGAGTCAGCTTCAACTCACTGAGAGCTATGCCATACAAGGCCAAGCCCAGGGCCTGCCCACGGTAATCAGGATCCACTACGATACCTTCAACTTCCCAGGTGTTTGGCGGGTAGATGCTGTCAATGAGATCCATTTCAGCTATTATCTTGCCCTGATCGAACAGTGTTATTTCTCGGCGGTTGGCTGTGCTTTTGACAGCATATGTATAGTCACTGCCGCCGGGCAGGGGGCGCGAACTGCTGGGTTCACGCATGGGTATGAGATTGTCTTTGTCACCAAAATCTCCCACTGGGATTCGTGCGATCTCCATGACTTGTCCTTCGTCGGTTCTATGATATTCCGTGGCCTGACCATTTGGGTCCACATGCCAGGCGTAAAATTTGCTGTAGGGATAATCCTGCTTCAAGCTCAAGAAAGCATTCAAGTTGGGCACCGAGTCATCGTACATGATCAGTTTGTCAAAGTGTTCCTTGCCCAACAAATGCTTGAGAATGATTTTTTTCTTTTCTTCTGTGGCAGCCTTGATGGCAAGATTGCCAGCGCGATACACATGCACGCGATCCATGTCAATGCCAAATCTGCGGAATGTGTCCAAGAACACATCGCGGTCATTAAAGTCACTTCTGGCTGTGAGCATGATCACTCTGTTGCCAGTGGCTATGTCTTGTTTTAACTGTTTGATCATGCCAGGTATGGGTTGAGCTTTGGTATAGAACTCTCTGGCATCCTTGAACTCACCAAAGTCAAACTCTTCACCGGGACCCAGCTTGTAATGTGTGAAGTCGTGGCTGTTCAACTGCTTGATGACCTTACCATCCCGCACAACATTGACTCGGGTGTCGGTGTTGACCAAGGTGTCATCAATGTCAAATATGACCAGCTTGCCGGATCCTAGCTCTTGTGCTCTCATTTCTTTCTACCCGACTTCATGTTGGCACACCAATGATACATTTTTGCCTTTTCGCCCGATGCATTTTTAGCACGTCGACGTAGGTCCGTTACACTTCCTGCACAACTGGCACCAGCACGTTTGACACGTCCTGGACGGCTTTTGCCCTTGACCTTGCCATCAGCAAAGTTTTCCTCAACCCGAACAATAGCTTGTGCAATACTGCTACGCCATGATTCGGCCACTATTCTGGTTCGTAAAAATCCTGGTGGCATACCACCTGCCTCTTGTTGAGCTATCCAGGCACGCACTTCGTCGGCAGTGGCATTGCTCATACGGTGTAAGACACGGTCAGGATCTTCGTCCGATACCAATTCGTAGTTCTGTCGGCGTGGCTCAAAGTTCTGTGCCACATCTGTGTCCACGTCCTGCACACCCAAGGTGCGTTGTAGATCTGCACTGTCCTTCTTGGCATCAGTGGCTTGTGGATTGGGGATCATCTTGGCACGCACAGCAAATAAATTGGGTTGTTCAGCACCAATGCTGGTCAACCAATTGTATGCGTCCGTGGCTGCATCCGCTGAGTCATCGCTCAACAAAGTATGCACCACGTGGCCAGTTTCTTTTTCGTAGATTTCCCAATAAGGCACACCACGCTCGTTCCGGGCCTGTTGTTCTTTGGCTTGTGGTTGTGCCTTGGGCTCTACGATACGCTTGGCCAACTTGGCACGCGGTGTGAGCTTGGGCGCGGGTGTGGCCGCAACATCGCCATAGTAGGGACGCACCTTGAATGGTATGTTGTCAGCATTGTATTTGTCATACACAAAATCCAACGCCGCGCCAGCATTAGCGGCGTCCACTATTTCCAATCTTTGTTCTTTGCTTTCATCATCCACATCATAACTATAGATTTCCCAACGGCCCGAGTTGTAGGGCACCACATCATATCTGCCACCAGGTGCCAATTTGCCAGATTCCTTGGCACGTTCCCAGGTTTCGGCGCGGGTTTCATCATACAGTGGTTGCAAAATAGGCCTGCGTGTGTTGAGATCGATCACGGTCCACTCGCCTTTTTCTCTGCGGCCGGGTTGATCTTTATCAAGTGTCTTTTCAGCCCACTGTTTCTTCAACTGTTCTTTGTTGATGGTGCCGGCTGAAAACTCCGAGAACAATCTCAGTTGGTCCGCATACTGTTCATTGTCTTGGGTGACCAACTTGTATAACTTCTTGGCATACTCTTGGCGTTCAGCACTGGGGTCTCCGGCAATGGCCATGGCTCTGGCAAAACGCAACATGGTGTTTTCAAGAATACCTATTTCTTCATCGCTTTTGGCCAACCAGTCGCCACCGGGACTACGGAACTCGATGTAGCCATCCTGTATGTGTGCGCTGGTATACTTGCTGGAGCCCACACCTTTTTGAAGCTCTCGGTAGGCCAGTTCTGTGAGTCCATGCCGTAGCAGTTCAACCACACCGGCTGGATCACTGCGTTGGCCTTTGATGTTTTGTTGCAGTTTGCCCAGGGCACTGGCACAGTAGGTGTTGGCTTGTCGACCAAACTGCTGTTGCACATATTTGTCGCCCATGAACAAGATCAGTTTCACATAGTCAATACCCGTATCATCCGTGGTATCCTCGGACTTCATAGTGGGCAGGCTCACACCCATGTGCAAGCCAGTGGTACCATTGGTATAAGCGTTGCCACCGTTGGGATCATTGGCCCAGTCTGTGACTTGCCTGAGTTTTTCTATGGCCGTCAGCAAGGGCATGGGCGGGCTGACTATTTCAAGACCGGCTTCTTCTGACTTGCT